GTATTGAGCCGGGTAAACCGTCCAATGTGACTGGTGATTTGCGCCGCTCAATCAGATCCACTATTAAAGGTTTTGCTAATCAGTATGTTGCTACAGTAGGGCCGTACATGATTTATTCTCGCGCTTTAGAGTTCGGTAATCCGCGTTGGAGGTCTGGAGTGAAGTATCCTTTTGTCGCTCCTACTGCTACACTAATGAGTGAAAACAACCGCGCCAGAGGTATTTACCAAAAGGCGCTACACGAAGCGTTGAGCAAGTAGGAGTCAGAGTGGCGAAATACCAGTCAGATAACGATTACATCACCGATTACCCAACTTTAGGAATTACCGTTAATCCGGGTGATACGATTGATTTACCTGAAGGTATTGTTGCCTCTGGACTTACACCAGTTACTGACGCTCCAGCAAAGAGCAAAAAGGCTGACTCAGCTCCTGCGGATACCTCAACAGACAACTCATCAACCGATGCCCCAGCACAAGGAGTGACAAACTAATGGCATTACCACGGTATAGATCCTTTTTGGCGGTAGGTAAAGAAACTACTGCCCTAACTCCCGGCGGCTCTCCTACGGCGGCGCTTCCAGCAAACTTCAAGTATTTGCCTGTTAATTCGCTTGATACTTTCGATGACATTAAGTACCTTGACGATCTCAATTGGCGTGGATCTATGGTCAATGAGTACGGTGCTGTTCAGGGTAACATTCATTCGCAAATTAACTTTGGTGGCGATTTATACCCTGACACTATCGGTTTTGTGTACGCTGGCGTTTTAGGTGACTATGTTTATACCGCAGGTACACCTAGCCAACACGCTATGTCCGTAAAGAATAGTGGGACAGGTCAGGCTACTTCTTACACATTGACGGATTACAACGGCTACAATCAGCGCCAATACGCAGGTTGTATGTTTGGATCTGTTGATACAAAATTTAACGCCGAAGGTTTACTGGAATACACGGCAACCGCGCAAGGTTTCCAATCGTCCGTAAACGCTACAGCACTAACAACTGGTTTCTCAGCTCTTACTCCGGTACCAGTATGGACTGGCGTTACAACAATTGGCGGTTCGGTTACTCCAAAATTGGCGGAAGGTAATGTAAACATTACTCGCTCCTTGACACCAATTTTCACCGTAGACGGGTCGCAATCACCGTACCAAATTTTCCAAGGTGCAGTAAGCGCCGAAGGTTCGTTGAAACTTATTTTCGAAGATGACACGGATTACACGCGCTACCTCACCAACACGCAACCTTCGCTGGACTTCACTTTCAGCACAGGAACAGGCGCAAGTCAGTTAAGTGTTCAGTTACACTTGTCTAAGGCCGCGTTTACGGTTGCTAAAGTCGATCGTAGCAAGGACTTTGTGGAACTCGATGTTACCTACAAGGGTATTGCAACGACTAGTGACGGCGGTTCGTCAGGTGGCTATTCACCGATTAAGGTCACTATACTTAATGCTACGGCTTCCGCCGCTTACGCTTAATCAATCAAGGAGGGCAAATGGCTAGACACGAAGTATTTAGTGGCTGGGTAGAGTTACGAGATCCAGACAGAGTTCCAGAAAGACTACGCCGACCAGTATTCCAAAAGTCTGTCGAAGGTGTCAATGTTTCTTTTGACGAAAACAATGTCAATCCCGAAGCAATGGTGTTCTTTAGCGAGTTCAATGACTTGCTGGCTATCGCTATGGTGGAGAGCTGGTCATTCGACAGTCCAGTATCAATTGACGGATTGCTGGATTTAGACAAGAAAACTTATGACGAAATTCGTTCATTAGTGTCACCGTTCGTTCAGCAGTTGATGCCTGACTTCGGTATTAGTCCTGACCCAAAAGTAACTACCGAACCTTAGAGCGCATACGCTGGATACTTAAAGGTGGGCAACCGGATACGCGTTATCCACTCCCACCAGAGTTACGCGATTTTATGTTGGCGCGAGAGTTCGGTTGGACAAAGCAACAGATCGATGAGCAACCAGCAGTATGGCTTGACTGGATGTTACATTTGAAACATTTATACAATGAGGTAGAGAACGAAGGACTGTAGTTGGTACAATTAGTACCTAGCGTGTTTGGAGTTTGTTGTGGCTGATGTTCCACCAGTAGTAATCCAATTCAAGGGTGACATTAAGGACATTAAGCAGTCACTCAAGGTCGTTGAAGGTGAACTTAAAAACTTTCAAAAACAAACTAAAGAAGCCGGTAAAGACACGCAAACTTTGTCTGCTAAAACTGTAGCGGCTGGCGCTCTTATGGCTGAGGCTATGAAAAAAGCCGGCGAAGCAGTCGTTCATTTAGCAAAGTCTTTTGTGGAGTCCTATACCGACATAGGTAGTCAAGTCCGTCAAATGCAACGCGTACTTGGTGGATCCGCGGAGGACATGAGCCGGTTGCGTTACGCGGCCGAAGCGGTAGGCGTTTCTACCGATACTGTGGTTCGCGGTATGAAGATCCTTTCTACTCATTTAGAAAAGAACGATGCCGCCGCGAAATCGTTAGGTGTTTCGTATCGTGACGCTAATGGTCAGCTCTTACCAGCAACAACAATTATCGCTAATTTGTCGGAGAAATTCAGTAATCTTCCGCCGGGATTGGAGCGTACTGCGTTAGCGGTTAAAGCGTTTGGGCGTGGCGGTTTAGAAATGCTTCCGATCTTAGGCATGGGTAAGGAAAAACTTAACGAGCTGGCCGCGGAATGTGACAAGTTAGGTTTGACGCTGACTGGGCAAAACTTGCAGGATGTTAAAGACTTTACCATGAAGCAACGCGAACTTCACGCCGCGTTTAGTGGACTACAAATTGCTGTCGGTAAGGAACTTGTTCCAGCCTTAACGAACATGATGAACGGCGTTATTACGAACATTATTCCTAAACTGCAAGATTTTGTGAACGGATTGACTGGTAAGTCAGGGTTGCAGGGAGCATTGGACGGATCCGGCAATTCCGCTAATCATTGGGGCAGGATTGTCCGCGCCATCATTGACACAATTTTATCGTTGAAGGCGCAACTTGCTGGATTGGCGGCTTTGTTTATTAGCGTTTGGGCGGTGGCAAAAACTATCGCCGCTATTAACGCGATTACGACTGCGGTTGGTTTGCTTCGATTGGCGTATGTGGCGGCTGGTGACGCGGCTTTGGTGGCTTCGGCTAAAGAGAAACTGGTAGCGGCTGGAGGTATTATCGGCAGTATCGGAACTCTTATTCTGAAGGTGGGTGCGCTTCGCGTGGCTCACGCAACACAGGCTATCGCGGCTGAGGCGGCGGCAGGCGCGGAAGAATCGGTTGCTATTGCGACTGGAACGGCCTCTGGCGCTATGGTTACGGAAACTGCTACTGCTGGAACTACTGCTGTTGCTATGGACGCTTTGGCGGTGTCTGCTGGTGCGGCGGCAGTTGCGGAGGACGCGGCTTCACTCGGTACAGCAACTCCATTTATTGTTGGTGGTATTGCTTTGGTTACGGCGGCGCTTGTTGGGGCTGGTATTTTCTTGAAAGGTAAATACGATTCGGCCGCGAACAACATTGGTAATCAGTTACCTCATCCTTTTTTTACCTACAATTCTAAAGGACAACCAAACGGCAACAGCGATCAAGGATTGGTTAAACAGGGTGACTATTGGGTCAATCCAGATACAGGTATGGCGTGGGTAAATGGAAAATGGAAAGACATTAGCAAACTAACTACTGGCGCTGGTGCTGGTGCTGGTGCTGGCGTTCCAGCGCAACCAACCTTGAAACAATCGTTACAAACAGATGTCGCTAAACAAAAAGCAAGTGTATGGTTAAAGAAACACGGAGCGTCACAGGGACTTATTGACGCAATTCTTGGATCGAACGACTGGTTGAAAGAGTTTAGAAACATTTCTCGCGGTGGAACTAAATCCGTCACACAGTATCAAGGATTATTTAATCGTACTTCGGCAGGTATTAAAGAATTAGCCGATACCGCGGCAACTGCGCGGAAAAACGCTATTGACACAATTACTGGACAGTTAGGGACGCTGGACGCACAATTCCAACTTACTATGACTAATGACGCTAATCGTACCTACAAGCAACGAATTGCTGATGCTAAAAGTTATGT